CTGATGCTGCAACTGTATTTGGTATTCTTTAGCGTGTGCATCTTTTTCAAGGTAGCTTACCATTTTAGCCATACTTGCAGGGCATTTGATTTCTACTAAACCATCATCTCCCACTAAGCCATCTGGACTACAGGTAATATGCTCATGCTCTGGATGTATGACCATACCAACCTCTGTAACTATTACATCTTTTTCAAAAGCATAAAAGTCACGCGCTTCTGGTTCGAGGTCGTTTCCTCTTTGCATAGCCGCATTACTATAAGTTTCCTCAATCTCGCCTGTCATACGCTCTAAGGCCAATTTCACAATCATATTCTTGCGCGATGTACTATAGCCAGATTTTGTCTTAGCAAGTATGTCTTTAACGCGAGATGCAGTAAAGTTACCACACCTCGCACTAAACCACTCTGGGCTACCTTGCTGTACGTCTACGATTTTCACGCTTCTGCCTTCTCAACAGCAACTAATGTAGCTTTTTGTTCTGCCCAAGCTTGCCTCAACTTAGTTTTTGCATTGGCAGGTAACTTAGCAGATTTAATTTCCTTAGCAACTGTAGCAAGGGAATCATTATCCATAGATTCTGATATCTTTATAAGCATAGGCTCTAAGTCAACTGACTTAACATCGTCTTGCTGTTTACCTAATGAACTGCCGTTACCATCATCATCTTCGGCTGGCATATTGACTGCCGCCATTAATCCATATCTACGCAAATAGGAAATAGAGCTGCCAATGTCTTGGGGTGCGAATGATTTAGGCTTTGCCTCGCAGACTGTTTCTAACCATTCTCCGCTAGTATGTAGCAATCGTGTAGACATAACGACTGTATTGCTTTCAGTAATACCGCCTTGGCATTGTATCACAGCTATTCCGTTTTCTAATAGCGGTAACCTAGCGGCATCTACAACACTTGATAGTGTTGCGTAGCTTGATTTGAAGTGTGGGTTTCTGCCGTCTTTAGCGGCTCCCTGGATAGAGCCTATAGCTTTTACAAGCGCAGGCGCAATTTTAGTTATTGTTTCTGAAGTTTTCATAATGTTTTCCTTTATTAATATGTATATACTACGGATTTATTTTACGTTGTCAATTTATTTTTTTCTATATATTTTTCATAAACGCTCTTACCCTCCTCTTTTGTTATTTTATCATTCAAGTACCCTGCATATAATTCTTTAATACCTAAGCAAGCAACAATACTCGCTGCATAAGCATAATTGTTTTTCTTTTGTTGTGCATCGTTATAATAGCCTCTGATAGCATTAGCTAACGTGTTAGGGTCGTGTTCATGACATAACTGTACGAATCTAGCATATGCTCTTTTTTTACCGCCCTGCCTAGATTTTACTAGCTTACTATTAATCTCACTCCAAACCTGTTCAAAAAGCTCTTTATGTTTACTTGTTTGTTCAACTTGTATGTTAGTATGCATCTCCTGCACTATCGGTGGTGCAACTCTTGCACGCAGGTCATGCACCTCCTGCACAGGGTAACAAGCAGTATATTCATTGCTATCGTGTCCACCATTATGACTTTTCTTCTTTATTATGACAACAAACCCAGCCTTCTCTGCTTTGTGTAAATGTGTAAATACACTTCTCAAACTCATACCACTGCTTTGTGCTATTTTCTTTGCACCCGGAAAGCATTGCTCATTCTTAGCATTCATGTAAGTACGCAGCGTCAGCAATACCAATCTAGTCATTGGCTCTAAATTGCTTTTTGTGATAGCATCTTCCCATCCCCAAATCCCTTTTTTCATTTTCGTCTCCTGTAGTCTTGGTTTGGATTATCTATAAACATTCTTGATAGCTCACAATATAAATTGACTTCGCCTATATTTCCATGTCTGTTTTTTGTTACAATCATTTCAAGTTTGTTTTGACCTTCGGTTAATCTTGCTGTTAAGTTATTGTCATCACCTCTGGCGTTTCTGGCTTCGCGTTCAGCATAATAAAAATCTCTATAGATACCTATCACGCAACTTGCATCTTGCTCAATATGACCAGATTCTCTGAGGTCACTAAGCTGTGGCCTCTTATCATCCCTTTGCTCTACTGCCCTGGATAGTTGGCATAATGCCAATACAGGTACTTCGTACTGCTTTGCTATGGATATCAGCGCGTTACTGACTTCTGTAACCTTTTCATAGTTTGATTGCCCTGGCCGCGTTCCAGCAACGTGACCGATATGGTCAATAATAAGTAACTTCAAATCACTACCGCTTGCACGTAACGAGCGTATGGCTCTGTTGGTCACTAACTTGATGTTGTTGAGGTTTAATCCGACACCTTCTTCCCATTCAATAGGTAGTTTAGCAAATATGTCTGCAGCTCTCTGTATCTTATTTCTAGATTTGTTTTCGCGCCATGCGTGTCGCAACTGACTGTAAATTGGAAAATTCTGAGGCCCATATGCAGTAGCGCCAATACTACTGATAATTCTTTCACTTTGGCCACTGTTAGTCATCTCAAGTGATAAGAACACTACACCTTTTCTCTGCATAGCTACATTTTTTGCAATGTTTAAGGCTACTGCTGACTTGCCCATTGATGGCCTTCCTGCCATAACATAAACTCTGCCCGGGACAAATCCACCGAGCATCTGGTCAAGATGAAAGTAACCAGAGTAACAGCTTGCTTGCTCTTTGTCTGCGTTCAAGTCTGCTATAAAAGTTTCTGATAACTGTTTTGACGTTTCACTTTTGGTAATCTGCTTGTTGCCATCAAGCATAACTGCATCAATATCAGCCACGTAATCTTGCAATACAGTATCTATTGCTTGCTCATTGTCATTTAATTTGTCTTGTAAGGCTCTGGTAAGATAATCTGCCTCTCTGCGTTTAGCGTAATCTATAACTATCTCGCTATATGATTTAACTACATTTTCGTCACCAGCAAAAGTATGAACACACGTTGCCAAATATTCTGCTAAATCAACATCAACCTCTAACATTGTCAATTGGTTCTTTACGTATATTGCATCAACACTATGACCAGATGTTAGCCTGTCGCTGATGATAATATATATCTTACTGTTTATTGGGTTGTAGAAGTGTTGTTGCGCTAGGCTGTTGCTAACTACATCGTAGTAGTCGTTATCGCGTAATAGACCGCCTATAATGGCCTGTTCAGCCTCTGGTGAGTGATAATCTTGCATTTTTTAATCCTTTTTGCTTGCAATATGTTATATTGTATTTCATATTATGTAAAGCCATTGGTTTCCCCCAATAGTAATGGCATCTGGGCGGTAGTTTTCTAATCCTTTTCTATCGCCCTATTTTTTTAGTACACCTCCAGGATAGTAATCCCATGTACAGCCTTCATAAGCTTCTTTATAAGCCGAAATCTGGGCATTCTAGCTGTAATGGGACTCTTAACATCTTCCACTATCAAAGTGCCTTCTTTATTCTTATATTGGCTGTCAGCAGTATATCTACATATCTTCTGGTCGTTTACTATTATCTGATAGACTGGATGTATTTCTAAATCTGATATCTCACCATCTTTTAAGCGCTGCTTGTTATGTAAATATCTGGCGTGTTCACGCTTTGAATCAAATGTCATACCATCATCTTTTACTTTGATGGCGTTGTATTTGTTACGTTTATACATTTATTTCTCCTCACAAAAAATACCACATTCAATGTTCATTGATTTCATTGGTCTGCCTTTATCTGTCACCTTAAGCTCATCTAAATATATACGTTTGTTTTTTACTCTAACCAACTTAGCGCCAATCCGTCTTGATTGTTGCGCTCTGTGCTCAAATGTTTCCGGGTGCATCTTGCGTACATGATTCCAATATGTAGGACTTGTAGCCTTAACACAGCCTATGCAATTTGCGTTTGGATAGCCTAATGTGTAAATTTCTGGTAACTGCAGCCCAGCTTTTGTTATTATCTTGTAACAATCATTTTTTGTAATTTCTAGTTCAATTAAAACAGGTATTAAATTTGAGCGCTCTGTAAACATAAATCGTTCACTTCTGCTTTTTTCTTCATATGTAAATCCTAAGACGTGCCAGTCAATATCGTGTGTTTTTTCCCACTCTAACCTAGCTCCCTTTTTTAGTATTTGTGTGCAAGGCGCTCCTGCTATACCTCCCATGTATTTGCGTTTGTCAAATATCTCTACTGCACTGCAATTTGGGTAATTACTGTTTTTTGATATATGTATCTTTTGACCTAGCCAATCCTGTACGTCTTTTAAAAATCTTACATTGTCTAGGTGTTCTTCTATTACAGGGTTGTTGACAACAGTAACTGTATTGCTGTGACCATAAAGTTCTATTGTTTTTTTTGCTGCTACAGCACTTGCAGCTCCACAGCTAAACCAAACAGTTATGTTTTGATTGCTTATCTCCATCAATCAATTTCCTTGATATTGGGTTTAAAATTGTGAGTAAAACCACGCGATTGGATTTTTGTACGGCCAACAATTTTTTGTTTAGGCTTCTGACTTTTCTTAGTAGACTTTGTTAAGCTTCTGACTTTTTTGCGGTTAGCCGCGTCTCTCCTGTCTTTAGCGAGTCCGCAAGGCTTAACGCACCAAAGCGCTATGTTGCCTTCTTCATGCTTGCCACCAAATGCCCTCTGCATGATGTGCTCAATGCGTATTTTACGTTGTTCAAATTCCAAATCTCTACCACATCCACAGCCACACTTGCCACACTGCTCCAGAGCTATCTTAGCATATAGGTAATTCGGTATCGTTCTGTATTTGACGTAATCTGGATGCTCGCTAAACTTCATCTAACAGCCTCCTAAGTGCCTCTGTAGTTTCTTCATTAACAAGGTTCTGCCAGTGATGTTGTGCTCTAGTATCTTTTCTCCGCTTTGCCCGGTGCAGCATCATTCTTTTGAAGTATGGATGCTCAGTATAAAAAGACTCTACCCCATTATTATTGCATTTCTGTATTTTCATTTTAATCTCCTTTATTTAATCTTGCAGACAACACTGTCCAAGCTTTAGCCGCTGTTGCAGGAACAACGCCATTTCCAAGCATACGGATGCGGTCAACTCTATCTTTTTTAACATCAGTTGTGCGAGGCGTGTTACCCTCCCAATCGCCTGACCAATTATTTTGCCATTCATTGCTATTGCCATCTAAAGCAGTCCAGCCAGTCGGCACGCCCATTAGTTTTTCGACCCAATCTGGATTCAATGCTTTGCTGTCGGTTGTAGCTCGTACTGCGTCAGGTAGGCTATTAGTCATTGGATTACGATTTTTTCCTTTACAAGTTTCAACGTTTTGCCCACCCTTATAATCTCTAGTAGCTGGTGTAGGCCAGTTAACTTTGACTGCATCTGCTAACTTAGCGCCATACCAAGGACTGTCTGGGTCTTTGCTGTGTTTTGATTTGTATTGACCATTAACTATTTCAGTTGGATAGCCACCGCCTGTTGCGTCAAATACTGTGGCTGTAGGCCAATTAACCTTGACGGCTTTAGCTAATTGCATTTGGTTACACGTATCCATATTTTTCCAATCAGATGCCATCACTGTCGGCCATGATTGATATTTATATATGTCTACAGTTTTTTGGTCTACTTGCTCACGTAAATTTGATGGTCTTTTTCTACCTTTGCGTGTTGTCGTCGCCTGTTTAGTTACACCTTCGCTACTTCTAGGTGGTAAATGGTCAAGAGTGTTTGGTGTCGCCCATGATAAATACTCTTTTTCTCTGGTGGTGTGCGCCAACTTCACGCGCACTGAATATTCCCCACGCTGTATCAAAACCATCTTCTTCCAAGTCGCTAATGACTGTGCTGAGTCCAAGCGATATGTGACCTTCGACGTTTTCGAACATAACTCGACTAGGTCTAATTGCTTCCATGTGTTTTCTAATGAAAGGCCATAGGTGTCGGGGGTCGTCTTTTCCTTGTCTTTTTCCTGCTTGTGAAAATGCCTGACATGGATATCCTCCAGTGATGATGTTAACTTTGTTTCGAAAGATTTGCGCTGGGAAGGTTTTAAGATTCGTGTAAATAGGT